TCATGCTGCCACCTTTAATTCTTCGATTGCCTCATCAATCTGTTTATTGAATTGGCGTACATTTTCTTCTAAGCCTTTAATGTCTAGGTCTTTTTCATAGACACGAATAATGATGATCTTTAGTCCTTCCGGTAGACGCGGGTCATAGCTCACAAAGTCACACCATTCACGACGAGTACAAGCCAATTGACTAGTGATTTGAGGGATGTACTCATCTGGTACTTGCTTAGTCAGAAGGGTATTCAAATGCGTTGTAGTATCTGGGCACTTAACTTCGATTTGCCCGTTATCACCTACAAGCCCATCCGGTGAAGCTCCGAACATTTCAATGAAAGGGTGGTCAATTAAACCTGTTCCAACTACAAAGTTACCCGTCTCATTTTCATAAGCCGCGATTGCATAAGGCTCGTTATCAATACCCCATTGCATTGCTTGGTTTGTGAAAATTTCCTTCTGAACGCCAGTGAGGCGCTCAGCTAGAATTATTAAGCCCAATGCATTTAAAGCTTTACCTTTATTTGGCTTGGCATTTAAATCCTTAACTCGGCTTGCTGTGACTTTGCCACAGCGTTCCGAATGCCAATCTTCACTACGCTGGAGAATGTTCATACACTTGTCCTTGTGGTTGATCAGCATGTTGAGCTGCTTCTTTTAATGAAGCGCTATGCTTAGTCCAGAAGTATTTTTTGCAGTCGCCCTGAGGCAATTCAGCGTAGCCAGTTTGCAAAGCTTCTGTACCTTCCATGGCCAAAGCGCGCATGTTGTCTAAATGTTGCTGCTCATAAGCTTCATAACCTTGAGGAAGATCTGAACTAACGGTCTGAACGGTAGGGATATGACAATCATCAATACGACGAGCTTCGTCTTCGTCATAAATACCTGAGAATCCAAAAGCAACACGGGCACATTGAATTAAAGCCTTATGACGTAGCATCCGTTTTGGGTATTTTTTCCAAGGTTCTGAATTACCCTGACATTCAGACAAGTATTCAGTTACAACAGTAGGGTGGTTACGGTCTTTACGGAAAATCTTGCATGTGCATGACTCGTCGTCTTGTTCAAACTGGATACCATCACATACAGGATTGTCATTAATAATGCGCGCCCACCCATCAATACCAACAACTGGTGTGATGCCCCCACCTTTGGCAGGGAATGCATAAATTTCTTTTGTAAAAGGGTTTAGCTTGTACTGGTTTGCAACAATTAATAGAGAGAGAAATTCATCATTTGTTGCTTTCTTAAATACTGTATTAACAAGAGTATTTGCTAACTCAGCAGGATCAACATCTTGCATATTAAAAGCTGATGCAATCTTGCTAACTTGCGACAAAACAATATTACTCATCTTCTAATCCTCAAAATTTAATAGATACGTGTGGAACTAAGCCTTTATTGATTGCCTGCAAAATCTCTTTGCTTTTTGCTTCATCAATACCCAAAGCCAATAAACCTTTAAGTGCTTCATTACAGATTTTTTTACGGTGTGCTTGGTTAGCTTGGCGCGCTTCTTCTGCTTGGAGTTCTGCCTCTAGCTTTGCTGCTTGCTCAGCTTCAATACGTTTGCGTTCTGCTTCTGCTGCATGTTGTGCGCGTAACTCAGCAGCTTCTTTTTCAGCAACTAAACGAGCTTCACGTTCAGCGGCTTCACGTTTTTCACGCTCTGCTTTTGCAATAGCTTCTTGTTTTTCACGCTCTACACGTTCAGCTTCTTCTTTGGCTTTACGTTCAGCTTCAAGGCGGGCTTTTTCAGCAGCTTCATGTGCAATGCGTTCTTCATGTTCTCGTTGTAAACGCTCTTGCTCAGCTTTGCGTAAGCGTTCAAGTTCGGCAGATTCAGCTTCGAATTTTTCACGATCCACAAGGGCAGTGCGTAACTTGTCTAAAGTCTCAAGTTTTGCTAGTTTGGCCTCTTGCTCGTATTCCTCAAATGAAGTATCTACTTCAAAACCTTCAAGCTCTAAGATGCGACTTTTAATTTCAATAGACTCTTGATAAGGAGTACGCTCGTCATGAAGGCTTTTAATTGCACGAATATTTGCTTGATGTTTTTCAACACGATCTTTCTCAGCTTGTTCCCAAGCATCGCGTGGTGCCAAAACCTCATTGCGCAATAAATCAAGCTTCTTAACAATTGAGATTCGATCATCATCAATCACTTTGATTTGGGCTTTTTGTTCAGCTACTAATTCTTTGCCGCATTTCTCAATAAGTGTTTTTGACTTACTGATTTTTAACGCAAGCGAACCAATCGCATCACGGCCTTTTTTAGTGCTTACATCTGGCACATGAGAACAAACTTCTTGAGCAATGCGCTCATACAATTCATCTGTACCGCCACGTTTAGCGAAAGCCGCTACAATTACGTTGTGTTCTAATACTTGTAATTCATTAACTTGTGTATTTACTGGCGCATTCATAATCTTCTCCTAATTCTTTTCTACTGGGCGTTGTTCTAATGACAATCCCCAATCTGAAATTGTTTTTCGTGGTTTATTGCCAAAGAAGTGAAGGTACTCATTTGCTGGAAGCCACTTCCCGTAAGTCATTGGCACAGGCGGAACATCAAATCCAAAAATGTCACCATTTGAATCTTGCGCAATGAATTGAACTTCTTCGGGTGCATCCGACCAATCGTATTTAGTCTCCATCACCCACCTCTCAACTCTTCATCAGCCAACTCTTCGGCGTAGTATTTAAGCTGCTCGTTTAAGCTGTTTACTTGTGCTTCTGTGAGCTTGAAACGTAGTCCTGTAGGTGACTCTATGCCGTCTTTATCTACGACTACTGCATGAGTTCTTGTGTCTACTGAAAGCACTTCATATTGCTGATCACGAGCACATTCACTGAACTGGTCATTTACTTCACGAGTATCAAAAGATGATTCAGCTTTGATCTGGCAATTAAGGACATTGCAACCCCAAGTAAGGTCGAAATAAACCGTTTCGCCTTCTACTTGAATGTCACTAGACAAATCCAAGTAAGGAAAGCTAGGGCAGAGCAACTCAGGTTTAGCGAACATATTCATGAGTTAGTACCTCGTATCTTTCTGAGTTGCTCTACAACTTGCTTGATCTCGTCCTCAGTTTTCCAAATACCAATAAATTCATTTCCTTTATCGCCATGAACTTCATAGAAATAACGACGGTATCCATCTGTTTTTCCATCATCTAAGATGTAAACATGACAATCTTCTTCTGGCTCAAAAGGCTTCGGCAGCTCCAACTCAAGCTTGATGGTTTGCGGTTTGAGGCGGAAGCTATATGTTCCAGACTTTAAGTCTTCTACTGACCAGTCCTCATCATTAAAAGGACGCCAATTGCAGCTACCATCCACCCATCTGTATTCAACTTCTTGGTCGTCAAGTGCAGCAATCATTGCCTCAGCCCCGCTAATCAAGCCTTGGGCTTTTAACTTGCTTTGTGCAACAAGGTCACGGAGTTGGGGAAGGGTGAGTTCTTTAAATCCTTCTAATAGTGAAACTGAATCAAATCCTGTGCTGTACCAGTAATCCTCTCCACTATCTGTTGTTGCAATCCATCTTGGATAACCAGCAGGAACAAAACATTCTTTTTTGTAGCCCAACTCAAAAAACAACTCCTGAGCCTCTTTGCTCTCAGCTTCATCTTTAACTTTGATTTTGTAGTTATCCATGAGAGTTACCCCCAATACTTCGCAGCTAATAAGCCACCTAAAATGGCGCCCATTAGGAAAGGAGAGAACAAAAGCACCAGGAGCGCCCAATCTTTAATATCTGCAATGTGCTGGGCATATATAGATGTAGATTGCTCAGCCTTAGTCGGCTCACGATATAGAATTTGACTAGTTTGTGATTTTTGATTCATAATCTTCTCACTCATTGAGTAAAAGTCCCGTCGGTCGAATGTCAGGGACTTTTTTATTGGTTGGTGAAATGATTATGCATAAATGCATTATTTTATGCAATAGTGGGTTATGCATATTTGCATTATTTTTTGCAAAAAAATACCTGCTTAAAAGCAGGCAATTGAAAATTCAAATTATTTAAGTAGTAAAACTTTTTTCTATCTGGAATCCTTTACCTTTACCTAGGTAGTAAGGTTTTAATTTTGCTACTGTAGTATAAAACCATAGATCGTGACGCTTATTATGAAAAGGCATTACAGCAACAAAATCTCCTTTTTTAAGAGTTTCCTCAGCAGAACCACAAATAGTTGGTACTTCCATATGTCCATTTCTAGTAATTAAAGCTACTATCACTTCTAAATAAGGGCCCCCTTCAGAAATAATAGCCTCTTCACTAACGTATGCATCTTTTACAAACCCATACATAACTACTTGGCTTTCAATATTACATTCATAGACACACCTTATGAAACTCATTAGCTCAACAGCATCTGTAAATTCTCTTGGTCCAGAGTTCGCGATATTCCTTGCCTTTAAAAATAATTTAAAAGCAATAGTTAATAAGATTACTAGCAATATAACTATTGCAATAAGTATAGGTTTCATAAAGTTATCTTCTTATTTTTTTGGTGTCTAATTTCATCCAATATTGACCAATTATAGTAATCCCTTCAGAAGCAATACGAGCAGGAGAGTAGTACTCATCTGGATAACGATGTTTATCTTCATTACGAGATGTGGCTTTAAAACCTCCTTCGCCTTCCTCATTCCAATTGGATAAGTACTTTACTTTAGTGTCGTCACCATGCTGAAAAGCATAAATTTCTCCATCCCAAATTTTTGTTGCAGACATGTCTACAGAAATAGGCTGCCCATCTTGTAATACAGGATACATGCTGTCACCTCGAACTTTTACTACTTTTGCTGTAGAAGGCTGAACATTACACTCTCTTAGTAAATATGTTGGTACAAAAAACTTCTTTGGGCTTGATTGATTAATATTCAAATATCCATTCCCAGCACTAACAAAAACCTCATCATAATAGTCGATTGCTGTATATCCATCTGGTACAGGATCTCCATCTTCATATAGCTCTAAATTAATATCATTTTCTTGATTTTTATCTTTATTACTTAAATCAACTTCAATTAAATCATTAACTGAAACACCAGCCCACTCTGCAATAGGTTCTAGGGTTGACCTCCTTGGCTCCTTAGTAAAACCTTGCTGAATTCTAAAAACAGTTGACTGCTTAATTCTCGGGAATTTTTGTTCCAATTCATTAGGATTGGTTTTGTGCTTATTAAGCAAATATTCAATATTCGATTTAAGAAAATTCATAAGTAATACCAAATCCAAGTATCTGCATTATTTTATGCTTTTTCGCATAAAGTAGTTAAAATAACTCACATTTGCATTGACAATTATGCAAACGTGCATAAAATTAAAATAATAAAACCATGAGGACGGCTAAATGAATCTTAAAGAGAAGATCGTGTTCTTAACTTCTCGTAAGTACACCCAGCAACAAATTAGTGAGAAAACCGGGATTGAACAAAGTTCAGTTTCCAGAATCCTTCGTGGATTGCAGCAAAGTGTGCAATACGAAAAAGGAGTGGCTTTAGATTTTTTGGTTCAAACGGAATCGGGTGATGTATGTCCGAAAAATTAACCGCAAGCATCACACATAAATGCACAGATGAAGAAAAGATTCTTTTAGAGCGTATAGCTAAGTCACGAAAAATGACGCTTTCAGAATTAATGAGAGACGCTGGCATGAAGATCATTCAAGAAGTAGAGGAGTTGCTTAGAAGTCTACAGGCTGAGTTTGATCTGACCACAGTTACCGAAGATACAAGGAATACACCTGAGCCGTTTGAATTAGAAATGGCACCAAATCCACATAAAACACAGGCACAAAAAAAGCCCAATTGTCGCAACCAATTGAGCCTTATCTGCCATTCCACTGCAAAGCAATGAGATGAAATCGCATGAAGATATTAACAAAAGAGGTGAATCATGGCTAGAGCTAGAAACATCAAACCATCATTTTTTACGAATGATGATCTTGGTGAAATTAATCCACTGGCCAGATTGCTTTTTATAGGCATGTGGACTATCGCCGACTATAAGGGATGTTTTGAATACAAACCGAAACGTTTAAAAGTCCAAATATTGCCGTATGACAACTGTGATATCGAGCAACTCGTGAATGATCTAGAAAAATCTGGATTTATCTCGATTTATTCGGTACGTGGACGGAAGTACATCAAAGCTATTAATTTTACCAAACATCAGAACCCACATAAGAATGAAAGGGAAGGTGGAAGTGAAATTCCAGATATAGATGAATCCGATATTGAAGAAGAGGAAAAATCCTTAAAAAACAATGAGTGGGCGAATATCGAGAATAATCTAGAGCAAGACGGAACTGATCGTGCTGATTCCCTTAACCTGATTCCTGATTCCCTTAACCTGATTCCCTCTACCCCAGAGCCGAAAATCGGGAAGACAGTTGACGAAATGTTCACTGAATTTTGGGAAATATATCCAAATAAAAAATCTGGACCAAAAGCAGCCAAGGAAAAATTCAAAAAGATTAATTTCAAAAAACACAGCTTTGAATTAATCATGACTTCACTTGAAAAACACATTCAGTCACTTGATTGGATCAAGGAAGGTGGAAAGTTTATTCCTCATGCCACTACTTGGATTAATCAAGAACGTTGGAATGCTGATATTGGATCTACTCAACAAACAAGTGGGTTCAACTCAAATTATGGGTATCAGTCTTCACAACAACAAACCATTTCTGAACAAGCGAAATGGGATGAGTTCCTAAATCAAAATCAGATTTGGGATGTCACACCAAAAAAGCCGTTACTGATTGAGGGGGTGGGTCATGCGTGAGTTCACCTTTGAAGACGCTTTACGTCTGATTACTAAAATGCGTGGGTTTTATGGAAAGAAATTCACTGATCAATGGGCAGGTGTAGATCCTAAAGATATCGCTGAATCAATGGTTGAGTGCTTTCAAGGATTAACAGCAGAAGATTTCAAACGTGGTGTAACCAAGATGATGAAATCAACATTCTGCCCGTCAATTCCAGAGTTTCGTTCTTGGTGTGAGCCTAAAGCATCTGATTGGTTAGATGCACATGAAGCTTGGGCAATAGCTAAAAACTCAATCGAACATGGCACTGGTCGTGAAATGACAGTGGTGTGGACTGAGCAATCTGCTAAAGCATTCGAGAAGTGTGCTGACTTGGTTGCAACCGGTGACAAGTTCCAACTGGCAGAAGCTAAAAAAATCTTTGTGTCTATCTACGAACGCTTAGTGACAGAAGCAAAGGACCAAGGATTAAAACCTGTCTACAACGTGAGCTTAGGTGTAGATCCAGATCAGCGCATTACTGCAATCAAACAAGCAGAGGTTGCAGGCTTCCTCTCTACTCAAGAAACACAGCTTCAACTTGAACACAAGCAAACCAAGGAAGAGCAGCAGGCTGATAACGAGCGATACAAAACGATTGCACAGAAAGCAATTGCGGAGTTACGCGAAAAACTAAAGATCTAAGCACCAGTCAACAAAATGGCTGAGGAAATTAAACAAGTTCAAGAATGGGAACTAAAACCAGACTCAGAATATTGGGCAGACCCATTTGATCAAAAAGAACAGTACATCGAAAGCTTAAGAGCAGAAGGCAAGCCAGTACCTTTTGCTTTACGAGGTGCGGCATGACACTAACAGAAATTAAATTCCGATTAATCACAATCGCGGAAAAAAGAAAGCGTCCTTACTTCGACATGATCGTGGTTAAAGAAGTACATGAGGCATTCAAAAACAATACCTACCACGAATTAAAAAATTACGTGCTTGCTGAAATGGAAGTTTCGATTTTGAACATGGTGGAGCTAGGCAGATGAACTACAAGGAAATGATGGCATTGCGTTGTGCTTACAACCATGGATTAAAGACTGCTGAAACAAGAGCAGCTGCATGTTTGTACGTAAAACTTAGAAGAGCTGGCCTGTTAGAGCAGTTCAAGACCCAACAAGAAGGGGCTAAATCATGAGAATAACTGAACAACAGCTAGAAGCAATTCAAAACAAGCGAAATAACGCACAAAAAGGCACATTACAGCGCGATAAAAGTAAAAGTGATGCAAGGGTACTAGGAAGATTAAAACAAGGCGCTATGAACAAAACAGAGCGTAAATACAGCGACTACCTAGAAAGCAAAAGAATGAAAGGTGAAATCCTTTGGTTCAAGTTTGACTGTATCAACCTGCGTTTAGCTGAAAAGACGTTTTATAAGCCTGATTTTTTCGTACTTACAAGTGATTTTGAGTTGCAAGTACATGAGGTCAAAGGCCATTGGGAAGATGATGCGCTAGTAAAGATCAAAGTAGCTGCTGAATTGTATCCATTTTCATTTAAATCCGTGCATTGGAATGCGAAAAACAATGCATGGGATGTAAGACATTTTTAGGAGCGTGAGAGGTGAATATGCGTGTTGATAGTACAGCTTTTACAGACAACCCTCGCGCACGCGCGCGTTTTCTCGAAACTAAGAAAAAAGCTAAAGAATTCCTGCGCCAACGCCGAGGCTATAAACGCCCAGACTTCAATCGCATGATTCTAGATTTACGCAACCTTGGATGGTCACACGAAAAGATTGCTTACGTCCTTGATGTGTCAGGTGGCAGTACTGTTTCTTCTTGGTCTACTGGATCCATTCCAGAGTACATACACGGTGAGCAATTCATCATGTTGTGGCAAGAACAAACAGGTATTGAACGCGTACCACGTGAAGGCGAATGGCAAACATATAAATACGATATTGGGCAGCTTGATCTACTTGAAACGTTAGACGTATTCGCTGCTCAGTTAGATGAGGAATTACAACAATGAAACCAGAACAGTTTATTCGTGAGTGCGAATCAATATACGGAGGCGGTGAATGAACACAATGGCGCAAAGCAAGCTGTTTGGTCTTGCTGAAAATAGAACGGATGTATGGTCAACGCCGCAAGATTTTTTCGAAAAATTGGATCGAGTATTTAACTTTGATTTAGACGTTTGTGCTCTGCCTGAAAATGCTAAATGTGAACGTTATTTTACACCTGAAATTGATGGTCTAAAGCAAGAGTGGACTGGGACATGCTGGATGAATCCACCTTACGGCAAAGAAATCATCGATTGGGTTGCTAAGGCAGCGGAAACAGCAAGTAAAGGGCATACGGTAGTTGCACTCGTTCCAGTAAGAACTGATGCCCGATGGTTTCAAGATTACTGCTTAGGAAGAGAAATTCATTTTATTCGTGGACGCCTAAAGTTTGGTGGTTCTTCATCTAATGCACCATTCGGTTGTTGTGTTGTCGTATTCCGTCCAAGCCTTAAAGATGTTCAGTGGGACAAAGGAGCCAGTCATGAGTGAGTTTAAAGAATGTCAAAACCATTTCTGGTCTCAAAACAATCAGGATGGCACAGGTAAATGCTGCATCCGTTGCGGCCTAGCTGAAAATGATTTGTATCCAGTTGAAGAAATAGCAGCAGGCCACCGCATTGATAAACCCTCGGATTCGAGGGAATTAGAAACCCTAGACAAACCAGAAAACCACATTTCGCCGAATTGCAAAGTGGAGGATGTGTGATGGATAAACCAATGACATTTATTGAGTGGTGCGCTAGTAAAGGAGTAATTCCATATTCACTTGGTATAGAAGCGGCATATGAAGCTGGTCAGCAGTCGCAGCAATCGAAAGTGGAGGAGCTGCAACGCAGAAATCAGATGCTTAACGACAACATAAAAGAGCAAGGTCAAAAGCTCGTTTATCAAAACGAAGTGATTGAAACACAAGCTGAAAAACTGCTTGGTTTAAGAGATGAGAAAGCAGAGCTGCAAAAGCGGGTGCAATTCCTGGAGCAAGAATTAGGTGCATGGAAAGGGAAATCTATTGCAGCGATGATAAATGGCATGTGTAAACAATGTGGCAAAGAGCCATGGCAGGCAATAGTTTCTGATAAAGATGGTTATGCACTTCTACATTGCTTTGGATGTGGCGCAAACAAGTATGAATTGGTTGGAGAGCAAGCGCTCAATGGAGATCAATACGATGAACATCGCAAGAAAGCAGAAGAGGCCATCTCAAAAGGTGCAAGCCTAACCAACCATAGGATTGAGCTATGACCACATTCAAAGAGGCAACTACGATGAGCTTAACAGCAACTAAACTAATGCTTATCAAACATATTATAGCTAATGGAACTATAGAGGACTTGATTAAAGAAATTGGGGCTAGTTGGTATGTTGAACCACCATTGATTGATGAAATCAAAGCTGTTGAACGTGCTGATGGTGTTTTTCTTAAGGCAGTCAATGAGCTGTTTCAATCAATTTATTTAAATCAAGAAGAACTGTATCTGACTAGCAAAAAGTTGCAGATTTACTTATCAAGTCATCCAGTACGTAATGAATTACTTAAGTTAGCTTATCAGCGTAAATTGTTTGAAAATCCAGTCACAACAATTGACTTAAATCAATTAAACATAGAAGCGTTTAATGATGCATTTAAAAATGGATCTGGATTTATGCAAGTAAGCGACCTAGGAATTAGATGCCTTTCGAGAGATGAAGTCATTCAGCCTATTGAGTTTCCACATCAGCCTTAATTAATCACCCAACAAACCCCAACTTAATAAACACAACACTAGCCCTATTCACAACGAATGGGGCTTTTTCATGGCTGCTAAACGAGAAATTAAAACACCGGGTGTGACTGCTGAGCCGAATCAAGAACAACAAGCACAAACACCAGATACAAACCAAGACACTTCAACTAAAGATCAGGCTGAGGCTGCTTTAGGTCATATCACAGGTGGGGATGATCAAAGTACGGGTGAAACTGGTCCATCTCAAGAAGAACTATTGCGCCAAGAGTTAGAGCAGATGCGCGCTCAACTTGCTGAACTAAAGAAGTCTACGCAACCAGAAGCGCCAAGTGCCGCTGGTGTAGCACAGCCTAAAAAACGCATTCCTGTTTTGACTGAAAAGGGCTGGTCAACTAAGGAGGCGGACTAATGTGCGGAGGCGGATTAGGAAAAGTTCTTTCATCTGTGACTGACATGTTTGGCCTCACAGACACTAAGGGTGCTTCAAAAGGTTTTGATGCAGAAGCCGCAGATGCAGCCGCTAAAAACCAAGCTCAATTAGATGCAAATGCAGCAACGGCAGAGCGTCGTAAACGTAATGCTTCAACTGTTTTGGCGTCTGCTACAGACAACCAAAAGAAAACAACTTTAGGCGGCTGATATGAGTGAGCTAGTAGCAAGGTTATGCAAACGCTTAAGCGAGCTTAAAGCAGCGCGAAACCGCTTAGAACCGCATTGGTCTGAGTGCTATCGCTATGCGGCCCCTGAGCGTCAGCAATCGTTTATAGGTGATGATGTAACAGATACACGTAAGACACAACGAGCTGAGCTATTAGATTCAACACTATCAGAAGCAACGCAATTACTTGTATCGAGCATCATTTCAGGAACCACGCCAGCTAATGCGCTGTGGTTTAAAGCTGTGCCGAATGGCGTGGATGATCCAGCAGAGCTAACAGAAGGCGAAAAATGGCTTGATGAAGTATGTCAATTCATTTGGCGCAACATTCACGGTGCTAACTACGATAGCGAAATCTTTGATTTAGTTCTCGACTGTGTGGTTGCGGGTTGGGGCGTAATGTATGCCGATGTAGATCGTCATGCAGGTGGAGGCTATGTATTCCAGACATGGGATATCGGGCAATGCTATCTAGCTTCAACACGTCAAGATCAGAAAGTTGACACACTCTATCGTGAATATGAAATGACGATGGCCGCGTTAGTCAATGAGTATGGCGAAAACAAGGTCAGTGAGAAGGTCCGCAACACTTACAAGTCTAAACCAGATTGCAAGGTTAAGGTCTTGTGGGTAGTTGAGCCGCGTAAAACTGGCTACATCAAAGGTGATCGTCAGTTGATGCCGAAGGAAATGCCTTTTGCGTCTTATCACGTTGAAGTTGATGAAAAAAATGTTCTACGTGAGACAGGATACAACGAGTTTCCTTTCGTAATTCCGCGCTTTAGAAAGATACCGAATTCAGTCTATGGCACTGGTCAAGTCTCCATTGCTTTGCCGGACGCAAAAACAGCTAACAAGTTAATGCGTGACACATTGCGTAGTGCCGAAATCTCAACTCTAGGCATGTATGCAGGCGTTGATGATGGCACGTTTAACCCCCGTACAGTGCGCTTAGGTGGCGGGAAAATCATTGTCGTTAATGATGTGAACTCATTGAAGCGCATTGATGACGGCAAGGGTTATCAAGTTGGCGTTGATTTGTTAGCTCATCTTCAAGGTGCAATCCGTAAAAAGATGATGGCAGATCAGTTGCAGCCTGCCGATGGTCCGGCAATGACAGCAACCGAAGTGCATGTACGTGTTGACTTAATTCGTCAGCAATTAGGACCGCTGTATGGTCGTTGGCAAGCTGAATTATTAACGCCTTTGTTAGAACGTACTTTTGGGCTTGCTTATCGTGCTGGTGTGATTGGTGAAGCACCTGAAGAAATGCAAGGCCGCAACCTTTCATTCAAGTTTATTTCCGCTTTGGCTCGTTCACAGCAATTGGAAGAAGTCACAGCAATTGAGCGCTTCTTGGCTGGAATGTCGAACGTAGCTCAAATAGATCCATCAATCCTAGACAACGTAGACATGGATGCCGTAGCGCAAGTTTCAGGCATGGGCTTAGGTGTGCCTACAGCAATTCTACGTACTCAAGATCAGATCGATGCAATCCGTAAGCAGCGTCAGGAAGCACAGCAACAAGCTGCACAACAAGAACAAGAGCAGGCCCTAGCACAACCACTCGCAAATGCAGTCGGTAAGGGCCTTGAGTCTGAATTAACTAGTGAGACACGACAATGATTAATGTCCTTTTTGTAGTTGCAGTTCTTGCCTTTATCGTGGCTGCTGCATTTGCCCTAGCGTACAAAGCCAGTAAAGAAGAATGGCAGGAAAAGTATTGGGCGGAGAACCGCTTGCACTTAGATACCACCATTCAATTGGCTAAGTCGCAAGAGGAATTAGATAAAGCCAATTCACGTATTCAGCAGCTTGAAGAAAGCCTCCGCAACAAGGAACAGAAGCCCGAAGAAGTTGGAACTTTTGTTCAACACAGAGCATTACGCCCAGCAACACCAGAGACATATCGGGTCGTGTTTGATCTGGATCTGAACGGGCAACGCATCCTTGAGCATCTGACACAAAAGTATTGCCGCAATGCTTTCTCAAATACAGACCGTGAAACCAATTACAAGCTTGGTCAGCAAAGCGTTGTGACTGGAATCATCAATGAAATCAACAAAGCAAATGACCCAAATTACAGTGAGGTAGAGAACGATGCTTAATGAACAACAAGAGACAAACACAGAAAACGTTCAAGCAACTGAACAAACTCAAACAACCCCTGTGGATACAGCAACGCCACCAGTTGAGAGCCAAACTCAAGAGCAGAAACAGCCAGAAGCTGAGACAGAAACCAAGCCAGATATTCCTGAGTCTGCGGATGCTTACAAAGTGGAGTTGGAAGGCTTTGATTTCGATGCATTCAAATCTAATGAAGATAACAAAGCTTTTTTAGAAAGTGCTCATCGAGCTGGACTAACCAATGAACAAATGTCAGTGGTGATGAAGGCTTATGACCAGCACACAGCCGTGCAAGTAGAAGCACTCCAACAGGATTGGGGTAACGATTACGAAACTAACTTGCGTTTCGCCAATCAAGCAATTCAAGCGGCTGGGCTTCAAGTTGCAGATGTGGACTCTCCAACATTCGGTATTCGTCTCGCTGCCTACTTTGGCAAGGCATTACAAGAAGATATGCCACCTCAAAACACCCAACAAAGCGGTGCCGAGAACATTCAAGAATTGATGGCATCAGAGGCGTACATGAATGAAAGTCATCCTGACCATAAGCGTGTTTATGCCCAAGTTCAAAGTTACTTCGAAAAAACATATGGCTAGGGGGCTAACCAATGGCGAATGAAAATAAAATCACGACTGCGTTTGTAATTCAGTATCACAACGCGTATGAAGTTGCAGCAATGCAAAATGATTCACGCTTACTGAAAACGGCTGTCAATCGTGGAAAAATTCAGGGTGAATCGTTCACTATCAATGATATGGGACAGGTTGAAATGTCTCCATCTGGTAACCGCTTTGGTGATACAACGTGGACTATTCCAGATGTCGGTGTTCGTACAGCACTGATGGCAGATTATGACTTGTTCATCCCAATTGAAAGCCGTGATTTACCAAAACTAAAAGCTGTGCCAACTGATAAGTACATGCAAAACTTGATTAATGCGCGTAATCGCAAAATCGATGACATCATTTATCAAGCACTTGTTGGTGGCGTAACACGTACAACTGTAAACGATGCTGGTGTTAAATCTACTGGTACTGTGAATTTGCCGGCTGGTCAGATCATTCTTTCAGGCTTTGGTTCTTTGAAACAGCAAATCATCAAAGCTAAATCAATTTTCCGTACAAACGAATGTGATGAGCATAATGGTGAAACGCTTAACATGATTTACACCGCTTCAATGCTAGAAGACATCTTAGGTGATACTACCTTAACTTCTGCTGATTTTATGGCAGTTAAGATGCTTCAGGAAGGTGCTGTGTCAGGTAAGTGGTTAGGTGTGAACTGGATCCCTTACGAAAAACTTAACAATGGCGCTGGTGGTGCTACTGAAAAACGTACGGTGATGTATACAAGTTCAGCCGTTCATTTTGGTGATGCTGATATTACTGGCTTCGACATTTCAAAACGTCCAGACAAAAAGAACATTTCGCAAGTTGGTGGTGTTCATTCATTTGCGGCTGGTCGTGCAAACGAGCAAAAAGTAGTTGCTATCGACTTCTTAGTGTAAGTGCTTTCACCCCACTGTTAGGGCAGGCGGTGGGGTGCTTTTTATACTCAACAAAGGAAAATAATCATGTCAGATGAAAATAAACTGGAACAAGAGATTCAAGAAAAGGGCTTAAATGCTCCACGTATCACGCCTGATCATATCGATTCAAAGATTAAAGCTGTCCGCTTCATCAATGGTGGAGTTGCGCCAGATTATTATGCAGATGATTATAAAGATAATTGTGGTGCAAGTTGCTTAACTATCTGCATTCTGTCTTTAGAAAACGGATTTACAGTCACTGGCGAATCAGCTTGCGCTAGTCCAGAAAACTTTGACGAGAAGATGGGACGAGAAATTTCCTATAAAAATGCTCGTGAAAAGATTTGGCAACTTGAAGGCTATTTATTGAAAGAAAAGCTTTATCAGGCCGAGTTAGATAAGCAGTTCTAACACCCAACAAAACATATCAAAACCCCGAAGAAACTATTCAAAAAGCTTCGGGGTTTTCTTATGTCTGTATCTAAAGTCACCATTTGCAATAATGCATTGAGCATGATTGGCGGGCAACAAATTGCAAGTTTTGAGGAAGATTCAAAATTAGCTCAAACATGCCGTAATATTTATGACACTACACGCTTATCCATACTGCGTTCACATCCTTGGTCTTGTGCCAAAAAACGGCAAATCTTATCTCCAATCTCTACATATCCAAGCTTCGGCTATGCTCATGCATTCCCACTACCTAGTGATTACGTCCTAATTATTTCAGCCAATACTGAACGTTATGAAGTCGAGAATCGATATATCTTGGCCGACACCGAAGCAGTCTACCTTGAATATGTTTTTGATAACGACAACGAGCAGACTTGGGATGCTATGTTGGTTGAAGCCATGACGTACAAAATGGCATCTAAGCTTTGTAAGCCAATCACAGGAAGTGATGCGGCTGGTCAATCTGCAGAAGCACAATTTCAATTTTTGATTAAGCAAGCACGTACCGTAAATGGTCAAGAGCGACCAAGCCAAGACGTTCAATACGCAGAATCAAGTTACTATTGGGAGCGCTTCTAATGAGACAGTGGATCCTAAAAAATAACCTGAGTTCTGGCGAGTTAAGCCCGTTACTTTGGACGCGCACAGATATTCAACAGTATGCAAACGGTGCTAAAAAGTTGCTTAATGCATTGCCTTTGGTTGAAGGTGGAGCAAAGAAAAGACCAGGCACAAAGTTCCGTTCTATTTTTGCAGGTGCATTACGTTTAATTCCGTTTATTGCAAACTCAGAAAACACCTATTTGCTCATTCTCGGTGTGTCTTCCCTCAAGGTTTACAACCCAAGAACTTATGCAGTTGTTTATGAAACTGTGACACCTTACAACACGGCCCAAAAAGTACGTGAAGTACAGTATGCACACACTAAATACCGCATGTATTTTGTACAAGGTGATACACCTGTACAGCGTTTACTTTGTTCTGCTGACTTTACTAACTGGCAATTTGCAGCTTTTACCTTTGGTGTGAACCCTAATGATGAGTTAGGCAGCACTCCAAACGTAGCTTTATCTCCATCCGGTACAGAAGTTGGGAAAGTTATTTCCTTAACTGCTTCATCGTTCCCAAACTGGTCTAATACTGAGACTTACTTAACTGGTGATCGGGTTATTCACAATAGTAAGACTTGGCGCGCAACTATTGATAATAAAGGGGTAGAGCCTACTGCTACTGCAACACAGTGGGAGGAAGTAACAAACGAAGCGGCAAACGTTTTTACACCTGCAAGTGTTGGATCAATTGTTGAGATTAATGGAGGACAAGTCAAAATCACGGAATATGTGGATCCATCCCGTGTGAACGGTGAAGTTTTGGTAAAACTTACATCCGATGTGCAGGCAATTGCTAAATCTTGGGTTTTAAAAAGTATCGCATTTAGTGCTGAGGCAGGCTATCCAAAGGCAGTGTGCTTCTTTAAACAGCGCTTAGTATTTGCCAATACGAAAACAAGCCCTAATCAGATGTGGTTTAGCCGGATTGGTGACGATGGCAATTTCTTAGAGACAACTCAAGATTCGGATGCGTTTAGTATTGCTTCAAGCTCAGCTCAATCTGACAATATTTTGCACCTATCACAGCGTGGTGGTGTAGTTGCATTAACTGGTGGTGCTGAGTTCTTAATTAACTCTCAAGGCCCTTTAACACCAGCTTCAGCACAGATTGATGAGCATACTTCTTATGGTGTTCAAGCAAATGTTAAGCCGTGCCGCGTGGGTAATGAGCTTCTCTTTGTTCAGCGTGGTGGTGAGCGCTTGCGTGCCATGTCGTACAGGTATGAAGTTGACGGGCTTGTCTCGCCTGAATTGTCGCAAATTGCACCGCACATACCTGAAAATCATGCAGGTATTAAAGAATTAACCTTCCAGCAAACACCAAACTCAATTGTATGGATTGTTATGGGTGATGGTGCAGTCTCAAGTATCACACTAAACCGTGATCAGGAAATGAATGCTTGGTCTCAGCATGATTTTGGTGGTCAGGTTTTATCTATCTGCGCCTTGCCAACGGGATTAGGTGAGGACCAGTGTTTCATGCTTACTAATCGCAATGGCTCTACAGTTTTAGAAGAGTTTAGCGAGTCTGCACAGAGCGATTGTGAATTTGATATCAACGTTACTAATGGTGTTGGGTCTATTTTAAATCTTGATATTCAGGTTTTAGATAATCCACTGGTTAATTTTAATAATACGGATGGATATTTCTATTCAACTTACACAATTGATGGCACCAACATTAAGCTATCTAACACTGATCTAACCCAAACAGTACACCTTGGCCAACCGTTTAAAACTGAAATCGACCTATTGCCACCAGACTTTAGCCAAGTACCAACAACTGCAATGTTTCATAAGATTCAGGTGCACGAAATGGCTATCTTTTTGAATGCATCGGTTGGTGGATATATCAACGGGCAGGAACTATCTACCAAGTATTACAACCAATCAGCGTTCGTAAACTTGCCTTACACTGGCTATGTAGTCGATTCATTTGTTGGATGGCAATCATTACATGAACTTGAGGTCAAGATAACACACGACAAACCTATGCCTTTACACATGCAAAGTATCTCTATGTTGGTATCAATTAATGAGAAATGAGATGCAAGTACGGGCAGCAAACCTAAATGATTTAGATACGCTTGTTGATTTCGGCAAGCGTCTCACTAAAGAATCGCCAATTTTTTCAAAACAAGGATTCGATGAGCAAAGCGCATCTGATCTATTCGAATATTTAATCAAAAAACATAACTCAATTTTTCTAGCCCTAGATGAATATCAAAATCCAGTTGGCACAGTCATCGGTGTTATTGAAACGGACTGGCGAACAGGGCACAAATTAGCTTTTGAACAAGGCGTTTATGTTCTTCCTGAGTACCGTAAATCTAACATTGCCAAGCTTTTAGTGAACACTTTCATTGGATGGGCACAGCTTAAAAATGCTGACCGTATCCAGATCGGAACCATAACAGGCATCCATGCAGATAAAACAGTAAAACTCTATGAAAGTCTTGGCTTTAATTTGATTGGCTATGTTCTTGAGATGGAGGTTTAAGCATGTGCAAAGGTGGTGCTATTTCTTCTGGACTTGAAGCCGTTGGCAATATCTCAAATGCGCTTATGGCAGACGCTACAGCTAAGGGTAATGCAAAAACAATTCAATCCGTCTCCAAGGTTCAAAGCAAAAAGATTAAAGAACAAGGGCAGCGTGACGCATCAAGTGCTATGGCTGCGGCTGCTGAAAATGGCTTGGATGTAAATGTAGGTGCGCCAGTTGTAATCAGTGATGAGATTATTTCGGATGCTTCTTACAACGCCTTATTAAACCAAATGCAGGCAGGTTATGCGGCTGCGGATGTACGTCGTCAAGGTAAGGCACAACGTAACAATTATGGCATGAAGGCGGCAAGTAACATTATTGATACAGCAGCACAAGCATATGGTGGGTGGAAATAATGCGTATTCCTATTTCTCGTGGTCGTGAAGCACCACAGGCTCAAATGCAATCGTTTACGCCTAACACTGGCTTAGCCGAAATTGGGCGTTCTATTGGTGGAGCAATACAGGCACGTGATGACCAGCAACGTCAGCAAGAAGTTACAGCTAAAAACCTTGAGCTCTTCAACAACCAACTTGCTGAAAAAGAAGGCAAGTTAAAGCTTGATGAGTCATTATCTACTGACTTCAATGACAAAGTGGTGGACATTAAAAACCGTCTTGGTAATGGTGTAATTACTACACAGCAAGCCGATGAAGAACTTAACACTTGGTCGAATGCTAAGTTTTCTGAGCTACAAAACAGCTTGCCGGGCCACGCTCAAGAAGATTTAAAAAAATACTGGGATAGCAACGTAACGCGCCAACGTACTTCGTTCTTGCCTTTACAGTTGCGTGCAGATGAGCAAAAGGGTGGTGTACTAGCTGATCGGTTCTTCGATGTGGCTACACGTATGGATCGTGAAGCAGGCAAAGAATATCTTTTAAAAAACATTGTTGGCCTGCCATTGTCGGAAGCTCAGAAAAGTGAGCTCACAAATAAATATGAAACAACACGCGACATTACGGATATTAACTCGCGTATCACAACAGCAATTGCACAAAACAGTGTTGAAGGGCTCCAAGAGGTTGCTACAGGTCTAAAAGACTATAAGTTTATTGATGGGCAAACTGTTCAAAAGTATCAAACCGAAATCCAAAGTAAGATCACTACATTGCAACAACGTCAGCAGGTGCAAGAGAACAAGCGTATTAACGAAGCTGAAAAGGTCGTTAATGAGTTTATTCAAAGTACCTTGACAGGTCGTCCATTAGACTTGAAATATCAAAATGATGTCGAACAGGCAGTTAAAGGTACGCCTTCTGAAGCTGAATACCAGTTTTATAAAAAACAATCTGCTGATTTCATGCGGTTTCAGGGTCTAACCACTGATCAACAACTTACTGAAATCAATAGTCGTAAGGCGAAGATGAAGAATAGTTCATCCGCCGATCCAGTCGCAGAAAATAAAATCTTGGCGACCTATCAAAGCATTTACGACAACAAGCTTAAAACTGCTAAGGAAAACCCAACTCAGGCATTGCGAGAAAAAGGTATTGAGTTACCGGAAGTAAACCCATTAACACTAAAAGTTAATCCTAGTGACTTTGCTAAAAATATTGTGACCATTGGTTCTTATCAAGTAGCACAGCGTGATAAAGATCCAAATGCAACAATCAAACCTATTCCTAATGAAGCGCTACCAGCAGCTAAGCAAGCATGGGAAGAAGCAACCGTAGATCAAAAACTAAATTTAATTAGTTCTATGATTGCCCAAACCAAAGGCGTGAAGGATGGGGTAAAAATTTGGGGTGCTGCATTGGGTCAGTTAGGCGGAGGTAACTCAAACTATGTTATGGCAGGCGTAGCCAAAGCTAATGGCTATAGATCAACAGAAGGTCGAGAGCTAGCAAACTCAATTGTTATTGGTACTCAACTTTTAAAAAACAAACAGCTAATCATGCCAAAAGAAGATGACATGAGAGAGGCTTTTAACAAATATGTGGGCCAGACATTAACTGGTACTAATGCTAATAATGCTTATGAAGTGTTTAAGGCAGTATATGCAGATACCATGAACGAGCGTGGTTTTAGCCATAGTTCAAAAGATGAGGCGCCTAATGAAAAAATTCTTAACACTGCTCTAGGCATGGCTACTGGTGGGGTATACACACAACCAACTTCATTCAGAAACTACAGAGGGGATAAGGTTTCAGATTGGAAAGTAACGAAACCTTATGGAATTACTGATGATGCCTTTGAGGCTCAACTTGAAAAGGGCTATCAAACTATCTCAAAGCAAACTGGAATTAGTGTCAATGATTTAAAAGAGTTCCGCTTACGCCAAGGCAAACCATCAAGTACAGGTGCAATTCAATACGACCTGATTAACGAGCGAGGGCAGCAATTGGTAGTTAAAAATGCTATCTGGAGAATCACGATGGATGGGGTGACTAAATGACTTGGTATGACACATTTGCAGATGATGAGCAGAAGTCAGTAGAAGAGCTCCAAAGAAAAGGGATTACTGGCAAGCCAACTGTTCAAAAGGAAGTTGGTATTTTCGATGGCGCTATCTCTTCACCTTTTCGCGGTATGGCAATTGGTCTTAACAAAGTTGGTGATGCAATTTCGGCACCGATTGATGCCGTTGTAGACCGTGTTAGCTATAGCCTGAAAGACGTTTCTACAAATGAATTTATTGAACCGTATGAAGAGTACAAAGCTAAGCGCGTAAAGGCTCGAGATAATCTGGTTTATGGAACTATTGATAAGTTAGAAGACAAAGACAATACAGGCATTGTTGGCAATATTGGTGTCGGCGTTGGTGACTATCTCTGGCGTGGTGCGCTAGGTGTGGCAACTAGTGGTACGCTTGGGGCGGCCACTCTAACAGGTGGTTCAACTGGTAACTATGTTTACACGGATTTAACCCGTAAAGGTGTGGATGAAGACACAGCTTTAAAAGTTGCTGGTGTTAATGCCGTTGGTGATGCAATTGGTACTGCTTTACCTATTGGTTATGGATTTAAGGGTACAGGTGGTTTAGTTGCTGATGCTGCATTATCTGTGGGTGGGGCAACTGGCTTAAACACTGGTATGCAATATGCAAGTGAGCAGATTCTCAAGTCTGAGGGCTATGATAAGCAGGCGAAGCAATATGAGGTCACAGGCGAATCTGTGGCTACTGACTTGCTTATTAACTCACTAATGTTTGGTGGCGCACGTTACCTAGGTTCACGACAAAATCAACTAGACCAAGATGTTGACACTGAAATTAACCAGCTTAATTCAGATGATTCTGAAACTCGTAATGATGCGTTAAATGATGCTCTAGTCAGAAATAGCTTTGAGTTTGAAGATACAACTTTGCCTGTTCAAACTACAGATCCAGTTCAGCAAAACAAGCACTATCAAAACCTAGATGCTGCTACTGAACAAATCCTAAAAGGCCAACCTGTTAGCGTACCGAATAAAGTGCAAGGAGAGCCGCGCAGAAACACGATTGATTATGCGAATAGCTCATTGCCTACCAATGCCAAACAAATCGCTCTACGCGCAAAACAGGACGGTATAGACCCTAGTGTTGCATTGACAATTAGTCATATAGAGACAGGTGGGAAATTTAGCCATACAGCTAAGAATCCGACTTCAAGCGCTTATGGTCTATTCCAAGTCTTAGATGACTCTTGGAAGAACTTAGGCGGTAAAGATCGTAATAACGTAGATGAACAAATTCGTATTGGCTTAAAGCACATTAAACAAGCTAATAGCTATATCCGTAAAAATTTAGGTCGTGATCCGGTTGCACATGAGCAGTACTTGGGGCATTTGCTTGGACCAGGGGGAGCCGTAAAAGTACTTGAGGCAGACCCAAACCGACCATTAATTGATGTGGTGCGTTCTTACGATAAGAAAAATGCTGATGCTATCGTTAAAAATAATGGTATGGCAGGCATGACTGTAGGTCAGGCTATCAATAAATGGCGCAACAAGTGGAACCAGTTAAGTTCACGTTATGGTGGTGAAACGAGCACCGCTTATGGGATGGATGGCTCAAGCTATGACTTCGCTTATGAAGTGAAAGATTGGACTGATTTAATTGCATCTAATGACCGCTTATACGGTGTAAACCCACTTTACCCAAGTGAATTACAACCTCGGGACCGTACACGCGAAGCATCACGCCAGCAAATCGAGCGCATGGCCGATGACTTGAAGCCTGAACTATTAGGCGAGTCTTATAAGCTTTCTGATGGTGCGCCGATTATTGGCCCTGACAATATTGTTGAATCAGGCAATGGTCGTACATTGGCTATTGGCCGCGCTTATGATAATGGTCGCGCAGATGCATACCGAGAATTTGTTCAGAATTGGGCGAATAGTAGAGGCATGGATATATCAGGTTTAAATCATCCTGTTTTAGTGCGTACACATCTTAGTGATGTTGACCGTGTGCAATTCGCCAGACTTGCAAATGAAAGCGATGTGGCGCAATTCAGCGCGACTGAGCGTGCTATGAGTGATGTAGATCGCCTACCAGACTCAACACTACTAAAAATAAATAATGATGGTTCAATAAATATTGATGGCTCTATGGATTATGTCCGTAGTTTTGTAGACCAGTTGCCACAGTCAGAGCGCGGTTCAGTTATCACAAGTGATGGTCGCTTATCTCAAGAAGGTAAACGCCGAATTGAATCGGCAATCGTACAGCGTGCTTATGGTGATTCTAACCTTGTAACTCGTTTATCTGAAAACCTAGATGATGACAGTAAAAACGTTTTAAACGCCTTACTCCGTGCGGCTCCTCAATTGTCACAGCTTAATGATTTAGTGAAACAAGGCGGACGCTTTGAGAACACTATTTCTCAAGACTTGGCGCAAGCTGCACAAAAGCTTACAGATCTAAAAGCAAATGGCTTACAGGTTCGTGACTATTTAAATCAAGGCCAACTTATTGATGATGGATTAAGCGATGGAGCACGAAGATTTCTTGAGGTCTTTGATAATAACCGCAAGAGCGCAAAGGCAATTAGTGAATCCATTAACTCTGAGATTCAGGCCATTGAAAACATGGGCGATCCGCGACAAGGCTCATTGTTTGGCGAAACAACAGAAGAGAAAGCCGCGCTTAATGTGATTTTCTCAAATCCAGATCAACCAATTGCAGTGAGTCGTATTAACTCGATGGGTGAACCAGAAGAATTCACCATGACATTACGTGACTATCACGCCGAACTTGAAGCTGAAATTAAGCAATCTGAACAAGATATTTTAGCAGCACAAACCGCCTTGAACTGTGCTTTGCAATTTGGCTAATGTATAATCAATTTGTGGCTAGGCTGATCACCGAACGCTGTTTTACCTGAACAGTTGCCACAACCATAATCAGGTATTGCAGAGGTGCATATGAGTAATAAGAAAAAATCCCCCTACACTGATTATCTTAATTGTGAAATATTCGAAGGCGATCTAATACAGCATCCATCAGGTGAAAAAGGGATTGTGGTCTTTGAAAAGAGATCAGGTAACGATTCAGATAATTGGCTTGTCCTATATGAAGATGGTATTAAATCACGTTTATGTCTTCAAGTTAGTGAGAAAGGTCAAGCTGCTGTAGTGAAGGTGAACTTATGAACATTGAAGAAATTAAGAACACTGCACCTTCTGGGACAAAGTACTATAGAGAGAAAAACGGTCAAATCCTTTACTACACTACCGATATGATTGGCTCAAGACATATTCTATATAGATATGAAAATGAAAAATGGGAAGAAACAACTCTAAATGATTGGAGTGTGTTATCTAGATTAGAATAGTTTCAAACACTCTAATTTCATTACCCAACAAAACCCCACAAATTAAATGCTCAGATAGCTAAAACTATTTGGGCATTTTTTATGAAAGAACAATGCAAACAAGCGGTAGCTAAAGCACTAGGCAAGCAATCCCTTACAGCTCAAGAAGCTACGGATATTGAAGCACGTATTAATGAAACGATGCGTAATCTTGCACGCAAAGATATTGATAAATGGCGCAACCTTTCCGATGCTGAAAAATTAACTGAGGCATCAAAGCAAGTTGCTATCGATATTCAAGAACAATTAAAGCGCAAACATAAAATTGCTGCTCAAGACATTCTTAAGCAATCCCAAAACATTGCAGCTTTAGACCATGGCAAATTGTCATCAATGGAAGTCATAGATCGTATGGTTGCAGCTCACGGTGATATGTCAGGCATTCAGTCAATCGACTCTAAAGCACGTGGCATTGCCTCAATCTATCGTGGTGAGTTAGTTGACTTCTACACCAGCATTAAAGGCGGCTTGGGCATCTTCACAGATCAAGAGTTAGTGCAAAAAATTGTTCGTGAGCGCTTTGGTGAAAACACTGGCGATGCATTAGCTAAAAAGATCAGTGACAAGATGGGCGATGTCTTTGAAACTATGCGTGACCGATTTAACCGGAACGGTGGTGACATTGGAAAGCTAGACAATTGGGGATTGCTACAAACACACAACCTAGAAAAAATTGCTAAAGCAGGAAAAGAAGCGTGGGTAAACAAAGCTGAATCACTAATCGACACGCGCCAATATGTGCATGAGAACGGTGATTACTACTCACAGCAAGAAATACGCTCATTGCTTGAATATACCTATGACACTCTATCAAGTGACGGTGCAAATAAAATTGAAGTTGGCCGACAAGCTACAGGTGGCGGCACATCAAAAGTAACTAACCGTCATGGTGAAAGTCGTGTCTTGCATTTCAAAGATGCTGAATCATGGCTAGAATATCAATCAGAGTTTGGCGGCATGCAGTTTGTAGACTTGGTCGAAGCTCATATTAATGGCTTATCGAAAGATATTGCTATGGTTGAGAACTTAGGTAGCAATCCAAAAACAGCTTTAAAAATTTTGATGGATGCCGCAGCCAAAAAGGACTGGGAAAAAGGGATTGAGGAAAACCAGACCAAGAGCAGCCGCAAGCGTGCTCAGGTTATGTTTGATGAGTTTAGCGGGGGCAATTCGCCACAGTCCCAAGTCTTGGCAAACTTAGGTCTTGCATATCGTTCAATGAACGTGGCTTCAATGCTAGGCGGCACCACAATTGCATCACTGGCAGATCAAGCAACTATTGCTAAAAATGCTAGTGTGCATAACGTGTCTTACCGTAAAGCTTTTGGTGGACTAATCGAACAGCTTAACCCAGCCAATAAAGCAGATCGGGAGCTAGCACATAGTTTAGGATTGGCTACTGAAGAAATGTTAGGCTCGATTGCACGCTGGTCGGATGATGGGCTTACATCAACTTATGGTAAATCTGAGAAATTAGCTCGTATATCAAGCGGGGTTGCTACTCAAGTTATGCGGGTATCATTCCTCAATGCACTTACATCGGCCTCTAAAGTCGGGTTCACTAAGTTACTTATGGAGAAATACGGCCGCTTAAGCCGTTCAAAAGCTTGGAATGATTTAGATGCACAAGATCGTGAATTGCTTTCAAACACTGGTTTAGATGAGCGTGCATGGCAGGTTTTCCAATTAGCAGATCCAGTCGTTGACCGCAAAGGCAATCAACTTATGTCAGCGCGTTCTATCTATGAAATTCCTGATGAGAAACTTACAGCCTTTGGTGATCCAAAACAGGTGAAAGATCAAGTTGCCTCACAACTTCAAGCGCATTTACTTGATGAGCAGGGCATGGCTGTTATTGAGGCAGGCCTTCGTGAACGTACATGGATGACTGTAGGCGCAAAGGGAACTATCACAGGTGAGGTATTTAAAGGCTTAATGCAATTTAAATCATTCTCGGCTTCATTCTTGATGCGACAAGGCAGTCGCACAATGGCTCAAGAAGGCTTAAAAGGCAAGGCAGCATATGCAATACCTCTTGTTGTCAGTATGACTTTGCTAGGCGGCTTGGTAGTACAGCTACGTGAAATCCTAAACGGTAATGATCCACAAACAATTTATGATAGTAATGATCCTAAAAAGGCTACAAGCTTCTTTATGCGCTCATTAGTTGCTGGTGGGGGCTTGCCTGTACTCGGCGACATTCTTGTTGCTGGTACTGACACTTCTGGTCGTGATGCGAACTCGTTTGTATCTGGTCCACTTGGTAGTGACTTCACCGCTCTATTAGGCTTAACGGTTGGTAATTTAACTCAGTACAATGAAGGCAAGGACACCAATTTCGGCAATGAAGCCTTTAAATTTGTGAAAGGCAAAATACCAGCACAAAATTTATGGTATACAAAAGCAGCAATTAACCGAATGTTCTTTGATGAAGTTCAAGACACTATTGCACCCGGCTATCGTGAGAAGGCTTTACGTAAAGCAGAACGACAACAAGACCGCGAGCGTTTCTGGGGTGATGATGTTACCGATATTCGTGCACCTGACTTTGAACGGGTAGTCCAGTAAACCGCCCAACATACCACTACATAAGCCCTTGTATATATGAATTATATGCGAGGGCTTTTTTATGCGTGATGATCAAACAAAAGAGTTAGAAGAACTCACTGAGAAAATGACTGATGACCTTATTCAAATTGCATATGCAGCAAGTGAATGTGGTTTTGAAACACCTGAGGATCGTGGCAATAAAGTATGGCTCTACAAGGGGCTGAACCAATGCGCCTCAGCTATCACAAAAGTCGAGCAAGTATTGGCATATCGTAGAGGGACATTGCCGCCAGCTAGTACAGATGAGGATACGCAAAAAAAACATGAACAAAATCTAATTAAAAAAGCAGAAACAGAAGCGGATAAAATTAGACAACGGGTGAGCTGATGACTAAACCAAAAATCAGCTTTCTAGCCTTCTTTTTAATTTGGGCAGATATACAGGGTTGGAAGGTTCCAGACTTCCACGCCCTTGTTTGTATTTTCCTAGAAAATTTCTATATCAAGGGTCGTACTGCGCTGCTCATGATGCCGCGCGGACATTCAAAATCTACAATTCTAGATGTTTTCAATGCATGGGTTATTTACTGTTGGCCTGAAACGCAAATACTCCACCAAGGGACTACGGATGATGATGCGTATAAGTGCAGTAACGGGACTAAGTTAGTCTTAGAAAAGCATCCTCTTTGTGTTGACAATCCAGAAGTTAAAAGAAAAAAAGGCGAAACTGAACGCTGGTGGGTGGCAGGCACGGATGATGTCCGTTATGGGACTATGTTGGCTAAAGGCATCCTTTCAGGGGTAACAGGACACCGCGCGCATTTCATTCAAAACGATGACGTTGAAACACCAAAAACAACGGGGTCACCAGAAGCCCGTGAAAAACTTACCTACAGATTATCTGAACAAACACACATTGCCTTTCCAGGTGCAAAGAAGCTATGGATCGGTACACCACACTCACATGATTCTCTTTACGACAAGATTAAAAAACTACGTAAAGTAGATATATTGGTGCTCAAAATGTTTGAAAATGAAAAGCGCATTGAGAATGCATTAGCGGGCGGTAAATACCTTTTAGACTTTGAGCCAATACATGCTTTTGCTGGGATTGGGCAAGGGGCGAAATACCTTAGTAAAGGCCAAGACTACACTCTAAAAAAAGTAAATGATCTCTATGAAGTGACCTTGGCTAATGATCATTATGTAGCTGATTTCTATTCAGAAGGCATTTGGGCAGAACGATTTGATGCGGAAGAAATGGCATCACGCCGAGAGGAATGTAAAACCCTTAACGAGTGGGACTCTCAATATCAAATGCACGCTAAGCCTATTGGTGATGTGCGTTTAGATCCAGATAAGATCATAGCTTACAACTGTGAACCAGTTCTTAAACGAGCCAACAGAACCGCCATGTTTATGATTGGTGAGCGTCAAATTGTTGGTGCAACTTTCCGTTGGGATCCATCTTCAGGAAAGCTCAAGTCTGATATTTCATCTACTGCATTAGTCTTTCATGATGATATAGGTAATAAATATTGGCATAGATCGATAGCACTTAAGGGAGAAGTAATTGAAACCGATGCAGATGGGCGCGTGATAGGCGGACAAGTTTGGCAGCTATGCAACATCATCAAGGAATTCCATTTGTCTAAAGTCACTATTGAAACAAATGGTATCGGTAACTTCGCACCAGCAGCGTTAAAAGCTGCTCTAAAGACTCGTGGAATACGTTGTGGTGTAACAGAGCAGCATTCAACTAAATCCAAGAATAAACGCATTTTAGATGGTATTGAAGGGCCTTTAATTTCTGGTCTGCTATGGGCACATGTATCTGTACTTGAAGATGAGAACGGTGAAGATTCAGCACAAGTAAAACAGATGCGAGAATTTAATCCAGCCATTACTGATCAACCTGATGACTATTTAGACTCATTAGCCGGTGCAATTGTAGAAGCTCCTGAAAGAGTTGGAAAATCACTCAACCAAACAGACTATGAAGAAACGCCTAATTGGAGAACAAACGGTGGCGTACATGAAGCCGCCTTAGATTTCGAAAATTAGGGGTAGGCTATGTCAGTGCCAGTTCAAACGCCATCAAAAGAATATATCGCGAATGGAACAACAACTGCTTTTCCATTAGAGTTTAATTGTGATAAAGCAGAGTATTTAATTGTCACCCTTAATGGTGAGGAAGCGCCTGTAGGTTCATGGACATTGGCTAATGATACTGTCACCTTTAATGTAGCACCTCTAAATGGTGTGGTCGTTAATTTGGAAAGAAATACGCCATTTCAGCGCACCACTAATTACCAACTTTATGACAACTCATTTCGCCCTTCTGCTGTAAATAAAGACTTTGATTTAATCTGGTGGAAGCTTCAAGAACTTGGTTATCGTGATCAGGTTATTTGGCTTGCGCTTTTAAAAGAAATTGCAGATAGAATTTCTAATGATGAATCGATTTTAGAATATATAGACTCGCAAATTACAACATCTAAAAATGACTATATTCAACGCGATAATTTATTAAAATCTGACTATATAGAGCGAGATACAACTTTAAAAACTTATATAGATCAGATGATCGCTTTAGTTACTGGCAATCCTAGTTTTAATGGAATAACTACAGATTTTGTTTTACAAAACGGAAGAACCCAGCGTGAAATTAATGAACAATATTTGCATCTAACTGACTTTAAACATTTGGCTGTAGTCGGCTTGGCAGAGGGCTATGATTGGTCTGATGCAATTATTGCAGCTGAAGCTGAGGCATATAGCAGAAACATGGGGTTAAATATCCCAAGCGGTATTTACGGTTATTCAAAAAATATAACATTTCGTGTTCATGTCTTTGGTCAAGGCCAACACAATACACAACTAAAAAAACTCGCACCTGCAACAATCACTCTTCTGAATGGATCATTGCGTGATATTACGATTGGGGTAAAAACACCAGAGGAGCTTCTACCCGGCGATACAAGTGATGGTTTAGTGGCTGATGGTTTAGATCGAAAATATATTGAAAATGTTCTTGTTAATTACCACGGAGGTCGCGGCTTTGTTTATAAAAGAGGTAACTTGTCACGCTTCTTTCTGCGAAGTCTTGGAAATCTTAAACAAGGAATTTTCTTTGCTAAAGAGCCACTTACTGGTGACAATAAGTGTGTTGAGTTTTGGTTTGAATCCACTGGTAACTGGGAAAATGGTTTTGAAATTGAAGATTCAACGAATCAAAGGGATGTAAGTGGACAACACCGTGGATATTTAATAGCACAAAATAACGGTAGGTCAAATAAGCCCGATGCGAACTTTGATGCAGTTTTCACAGGAATTGGAAATGATATCACTGTTTATACAGAATATGGCTACGGAACATGGCATAAATCTGGATTAAAAGCATCTCGTATTTTTTATCAAAATATGAGTCACCCTCAGTTTAGAAATGATTCAAATAAATCAAATATTATTTCATTTGCAGATAGTGCTCTGGGAAGCCGGACTACTCTGTATGAAATTTTCAACACTATTGAAATTCAAAATGCCAAAATGGTTGGGCAATTGGTTTTAACCCAGATTGGAGATAGGCAATTTTCACTTGATTGTACGGGCTCTACTGCCGATCAAGATTTAATTATTGGCGAAAAGCTAAAATTAAAGAAGGGTACAATGGAGTATCTTCGCGCTTACAACTTAGGAGCAACTTTGAATTTCGGTTCCGTTCCCGCAAATTCTAGTGTTGAGCGGCAAATTCCAATCGGGGTTTCATTGGCAAACTCAAGAGTCAATGTTAGTGCAACACCATCTAGTCCTTTACCCGATGGGCTTTTGTATAATTATTTTGTAAAACCAGACGACTTGTCAAACATAACGGTCAGGGTTAGAAATGTAACAAGTTCAGCAATCAATTCAGGAGGCGATATCGCTTGGCAAGCGCTAGTTCATCTTAGATAAAAATAAGAGAGTTATTACTCTCTTATTTTTTTGGGTAAAGTTATGATCAATTTTGAAAACTTAAACTTAGATATAATAAAGCAAAAAAATGTACATAACACAATTGTAGTTAAAAACATGGCTAGAAAAACCAAAATTGGAAAATTACTGACAATTTGAGGTGGTAAAAATTTCTTATAGAATACTATTAATATAGGGTGTATAAAATATATACCCATTGAATATTTACTAATAGTTACTAAAAAATTATTTTTATATTCTTGGAATAGTAAATAAGTAGTGTAAAAAATCACGGGTATATAAAATAGATTTAATATTCGTTTTGATTCATACATTGCTCCACTATAGATTATTTCAAAAATATTTATAATGATGATAAACATAAATTAAAATTATACTAATAATTTTTTGTTGTATGATTTTAATTTTATAAGCAAATATTCCAAAAATAAAGTAAAAAATCCAATTACCTATAAAAGTTTTATCTGATATAAAAATAAGTCAGACTTATAAGAATATAATATTGAATTAAAAGATATTAAAAAGAGATACTTAGAAGTACTTCTATCTTAATAAATGATAATTTTTTCACTAAAGGAAAAAAAATGCAAAATTGAACAATTATTGCAATAAAATATAAATGATAAAATGATTTTCCTGTGATGAAATTATAGTATGGATTTTCAAGGAAAATACTAAAAAGACTTTTTGAGAACAAAAATATTATAATAATATATAATAAACTCCAAATTATAAATGGTATTATTATTTTTGATATCCTAGACAAGAAGAAAGCTTTATTATCAAAATTTTTATAGAAATAATTAGCATATAAAAAGCCAGTAATAACACAAAATAGTGGAGTTCCGAACCTACCTAATTGGTTTAAAATAAATAAAAAATAGTTGTAGAAATTAGAAGAGCCACCAATGGAAAAAATTGCAGTAATATGGACAATTAAGACCATAATGCAGGCAACTGCTCTGATTTGAATAATACTTAAGTTCATATTATTTTAAAGGTTTACTTGACTAAATATATTCTGATTGTTTTTTATAAAAGGTCAAAATTATATTAAGTTTTTTATTAAAAATAATACACAACAAAACCTAGCAAGTCCTAGCTTTTAATAAGTTAGGGCTTTTTTATTCCCAAATAATTAGAGGTATCCATGGATAAAGAAACGGTTAGAGAGATTGTGACGGGGTTAATTACTTATGGCTGGATGATTGCATTGGCAATGTTTGGCGGACTTGTTTCATTTATCCGTCGATTAAATCAGTCAAAGGATCCTAAGCCATTAAAGGAGATATTCATGCGACTTGTTGGTGAATTAATTATTTCAGCATTTGCAGGGATTATTACAGTGCTGCTTTGCATTTATTGGAAAATGCCACTTGTTCTAATTGGTGTTTTAGCTGGTATGGCTGGTCACTTAGGCGGTAAGGCAATCGATACATTCGTGTTGATTTGGAGAGCAATTGTTTCAGGGGGCAAGTTACCATGAGCAATAAACTTACTGAATCACAAATAAATCAACAGGCTGAGTCTCTAGGAGTTGAGCCAGCCGCCTTAAAAGCCGTGATTGCTGTTGAATGCAAAGGGAATGGATTCAATCAAGATGGCACACCAGTAATTTTGTTTGAGCGTCATGTGATGCGTCAGCGCTTAATTGCTAACAACAAAGCAAAGATAGCCGATGAAATGATGCGTAAACGCCCAGACCTATGCAGCAAAACATCTGGCGGGTATGGACTATATTCCCAGCAACACGCAAAGCTTAATGATGCTGCTAAATTTGACCGAACTAGTGCACTTGAATCATGTTCATGGGGGATCGGTCAGGTGATGGGTTATCACTGGTATTCACTTGGCTACCCATCATTACAAGCCTTCATTAATGCCATGTATAAAGATGAAGCCTCTCAGTTGGAAGCTATGTGCCGATTCATCAAAGTAAATGGCTTGGTAAATGCATTAAAGAATAAAGACTGGAAAGCTTTTGCCCGAGGTTACAATGGCCCAGCTTATGCGAAAAATAGCTATGACATTAAGCTTGCTAATGCTTACAAGTTGCACAGCTCACACTATTAATAGTAATGTGAATGTCTCGATTTGTGTAAGGGCTTTGTGATGTCGCAAGTCATGATCATGGTTTCGGAAGCGGGCAGGATGGAGAACACTTGCAATCTACCCGCTGATTTAGATAAGAACGGGACTGTTCTTAAAATCTATGACTATTCATTAAAAGAATTGCCGATTAATTTAGATAGCACCGTGACTTACAATGGCAAAAGATGGACCTTTGATAAGAAGCAAAGTTTTTGA